CTTTCAGCAAGCTTTGGTCGATATTGGTGATTGGTGGAGTGCTGACGCTGCCGACCCTCTCGCATCTGAGCAGCAAATGCTCATTCGCCCGTTTGAAATCACGAAATTAACTAATTATATGCTCGAGAAAAGCATGTATTTCTCGCATGTGGGAAATTCTGTGCAATCGGCGCTCTTAGGAAGCCTTGCGATCTCTAAAGCCTATGGCTGTTTGAAGCCGAAGCCGAGATTTGTGGTTAACGAGAAGGGTCGTGGGAAGAAATATCGTAAATGGCTAGAGAAAATCGAAGATAAAACATGGGAAATGAAATTTGAAGTCGTAAGAGCTGAGAATTTCTACCCAGATCCTACCGGTAACAACATGTACGTCATCGAAGACATGTGGCTCGACATGCATAAGGTTCGAGCGATGTCGAAAGGTGATGACGCCATCTACGACCCGAAAGTGGTCGCAGAACTTAAGGGCTCATCTGCTCCTGATGTCGAAGATTCTCAAGGAAAAGCTCGTGAAACAGGGCAAACGCCTGAGACTTCTGGGTTCCGACCTAAGGTTAAGATCACAGAGTTCTGGGGCGACGTAATCGATGACGACGGAGAGCTTTGCTACGAGAATTACGTCATCACCATCGCAAACGACACGCATCTTCTTAGGTGCGAGCCCAATCCTTTGTGGCATCAACAAAATCCGTACAACTATTCTCCGCTAATGGAAGTCGCAAACTCTGTCTGGCATAAAGCGCCGATGGATGCGCCGACGAACCATAATCGCGCACTAATTGAGATGTATAACCTTGTCGTGGACGCTGCGATGAAACAGGTCCATGCGGTTTCTCAGCTTCGTAAGGACTCTTTAGAGAACCCAGCACAAGTGCAAAACGGCATTAAACCTGGCACGACATTGATGGTTAATTCAAGCCTCCCCGTCGGCGCAAAGGTGCTGGAATCAGTAACGACCGTGCAAATACCGGCCGAAGCATTCAATGTGTTTAATATTATGTCTCAAGAGTTCAACGCTTCGGCACTAACGAATGATTTACGCCAAGGGGTTATGCCATTTAGAGCAGTGAAGGCTACGGAAGTTGTTGAGGCATCTCAGACTATTACATCTGTCTTCCAGGGTATCGCTAAGAACTACGAAGCTCGTCAGTCGGTGAAAGAGCTAGAGCTTGCATGGAAAACGACGGCACAAAACTGGCATTTGATTGGCAAAGAAGTCTTTCAATCTCTTTTCGGTGAAGCTCGTGGCGAAGAGATGTCGCAAATGGATCCTGAGGATGTTTTCGCTGCGACTGTTGGGGTTGTGAAGTTTAGAGTTTACGGTATTTCTTTAACGCTCTCAAAAGCGCAGGATTTTAAAAAACTGACTACACTCTTGCAAACAATCATCGGCTCACCTCCGCTACTCGAGGAGTATTTGAAGAAATACGATCTCGGTAAAACATTGGGCGAGATTATGACATCACTTAATATCGACAAATATAAGCTCGAGATTCCGAAGGCTGTGCAAGCGACTATGCAGCCGGAAGCCGAGGCACCTCAAGCGCCACAGGCGCCTGGTCCTGATATGATGTCGCAAGAATCTGTCCGTCTTTAAACGCAACAGAAGCCGAGATGTCCATGCGGAGCTTCAATTGATCTTTCAATTTCTTTTGGATTGCGCCTTCGAGATCGAAAGAAGCAAGATCGATTGATAATTTAGTGTAAGGAATCGCGCGACCTCTTTCAGCAACAGTGATTGCCTGTGTGCTTAAAGAAAGAGTGTCTTCTGGAACTCGTGAAAGCTCAGAAAGAGTGTCATCGCTCGGAACAGTCACGTTAGAAACGCGAGTGATCGTGACGCTTTCGCCTTTTTTCTTGCCGTAACCTTCTTCAGGTTTAACGAACTGCATGAACTTGGCTTCTTTAATAGCCGCCATGCGAATTTTAGAAGAAAGATCGTGATTTTTATAAACGCCCGAAGGTCCGTCCGATACCCAACTGTGCTGTGCCATTCATCCATCCTTGGTTAGCGACAGCGGAGCCAAAGACGCCGCGCCGATTATTTTTGTCTAACGTCTCCTATTAAGCTTTATCTGTTCTGACATCGTCAAGGGGGTCTCTTCTTTTTTATTTGGTGTAACACCACCACGGGCACTATTTCCCGCACTAACGGCTTGTCCGCGACGGCTTGGCAGCTCAGTTCTAGGCTTTGATCTGTCTATATATCCCTGGAATATGGCGCGAGTTTTTTGAGCGAGGAGATCCATAGCCTTTGGCAGGTCGGTCATCTTGCCGATCGTTTCCCAATTTTCATTTAGTGTCATTTCGCAAAGCTTGCGCTCGCCATCAAGATCAGGATGTTTGTCGAAGAAATCGGTCCACATCTTTTCTCTCTCGGTCTCTGCTTTAATTTGTTGAATCGCATCCTGAGTGGCTTTCCTTTGAACTTCGGCAAGAGCCTCCTTCGGGTTAGAATAAAATCTTTCCTCGAAATTATCCTCAACCACTTCTGCTACAGGCTCCGGCTGACGATTGCTTTGCAAAGCATCTTTGACGCCTTGAGAATAAAGTTCTGCGCGAAGCTTTTCTTCTTCCAAGTCTTCTGCGTATTTAAACGCTTCCGCTTGAGTTTTAAATTCTTTGTTGCCGATTTTAATTAGCGGCTCTTCTGGAGCAGCCTCGACAGGCACTTCTTCAGTCGTCTCGACAGGGGCCTCTTCTTCAGCCTTCGCCTCAACCGCTGGCTTTTGTGGTCCGCCGGCAGGTAATTCGACTTCATCAGCCGAGCCGCCCTCGCCAGTCTTTGCGGTATGTCTCGCAGATTGTCTGATCTCTGCTAATTCTTGCAGTGTGCTTTTATTTCCTTGCTGTTCCATTTGTCGCCCCCTCTAGAGTTTTATACATGTCTGATTTTTGGATGATGTCGCGCTCGAGATCATTTAAGACCGCGAGTTCGGATACGAGGGTTAAGAAGTCGGTCGAGCCGTCTCGGTGCTTACCCATAAGACGATCGAACGCGACTTTTTTTCGACGAGCCAGCATTGGCAGGACGAAGGGGGCTGCGAGATGAAAAATCCTCGCCTCTTGAATTGTTTCGGTGCGTTCCTCTGGGGTCATAAAATCTTTCCAAGTTTCTTTAAAAATAAAGATTTTAATTTTTCGGCGGTGGTCTCTTTATTTGGAGCAACAGGGATGGCAGCTCCGACAACCTTCCCTGCGTATTGGTCATTCTTAGAGTCCCTAGCCCACGACTCATAGTCGTCATCTTTCTCAAAAATTAAAAAAACAGTCGTCATTACATTCCGCCCGTCGCAGGACTACCAGGGAAAGATGCTTGTGGAATATTCGGAGCATTTGGCGCCGCCATCTCAGCACTTGGGTTTGCGACTTGCGACATCATATCAGGGCCAGGAGCCTGTGGCGCTTGTGGTGCTTCGGCTTGTGGCTGCATTGTCGCTTGCACAGCTTTCGGAATCTCGAGCTTATATTTATCAATATTAAGAGACGTCATAATCTCGCCCAATGTTTTTCCAAGATCGTATTTTTTCAAATACTCCTCGAGTAACGGAGGTGAGCCGATGATTGTTTGTAAAAGTGTTGTGAGTTTTTTAAAGTCCTGCGCTTTTGATAGTGTCAAAGAAATCCCGTAAACGCGGAACTTCACAACCCCAACAGTCGCGGCAAATACATCCTCAGGATCCATTTGCGACATCTCTTCACCACGAGCTTCGCCGAAAAGAGATTGAAAGACTTCTTTGCCGATCAAATGCCAGTTTTGCGCTGTGGTTTTCCACGCAAGCTCTAGCTCTTTCACCGATTGACGAGCTTCGTAGTTCTTAGCAATACCTTGGAAGACTGAAGTAATAGTCTGAGATGCCTCAACCACTTCCGTCGCTTTCACTGCTCTAAATGGCATAACGCCTTGTCGCAAATCATTCGTTAGTGCCGAAGCATTGAACTCTTGCGACATAATGTTAAACACATTGAAAGCTTCGGCCGGTATTTGCACGGTCGTAACAGATTCCAGCACCTTTGCGCCGACGGGAAGGCTTGAATTAACCATCAATGTCGTGCCCGGCTTAATGCCGTTTTGCACTTGCGCTGGGTTGTCGAGAGCGTCCTTACGAAGCTGAGAAACCGCATGAACCTGTTTCATCGCAGCATCGACAACAAGGTTATACATCTCAATTAGTGCGCGATTATGGTTCGTCGGCGCATCCATCGGCGCTTTATGCCAAACAGAATTTGCGACTTCCATGAGCGGAGAATAGTTGTAAGGATTTTGCTGATGCCACAAAGGGTTGGGCTCGCAGCGAAGAAGGTGCGTATCGTTTGCGATAGTGATGACATAATTCTCGTAGCAAAGCTCTCCGTCGTCATCAATTACGTCGCCCCAAAACTCTGTGATCTTAACCTTAGGTCGGAAGCCAGAAGTCTCAGGCGTTTGCCCTGTTTCACGAGCTTTCCCTTGCGAATCTTCGACATCAGGAGCGGATGAGCCCTTAAGCTGCTCAACAACCTTAGGATCATAGATGGCGTCGTCGCCCTTCGACATCGCCCGAACCTTGTGCATATCGAGCCACATGTCTTCGATGACGTACATGTTGTTGCCGGTAGGATCTGGGTAGAAATTCTCAGCTCTTACGACTTCAAATTTCATTTCCCATGTTTTATCTTCGATTTTCTCAAGCCATTTACGGTATTTCTTGCCTCGACCCTTCTCGTTAACCACAAATCTCGGCTTCGGCTTCAGGCAACCATAGGCTTTTGAGATTGCAAGGCTTCCCAAGAGTGCCGATTGCACAGAATTTCCCACATGCGAGAAATACATGCTTTTTTCGAGCATATAATTAGTTAATTTCGTGATTTCAAACGGGCGAATAAGCATTTGCTGTTCACTTGCGAGAGGATCGGCAGCGTCAGCACTCCACCAATCACCGATATCGACGAGAGCCTGTTGAAAAAAAGACTTGATTTGCTCAACAGCCATCGATTGCTTTGAGAGTACTTCCATCGATTGGCCCGGCTCTTTGTGAGAGAAGTCGTGCTTTAAATGGAACATGTCGAAATTGTCTTTATTCTTCGCCATGCGCTCAGTTTTTGCGGAATCTGCCTCGTCTCGGCACGACATCACGTACTTAACAATGTCGCCGTCTTCTAGTTCTTTCGCTTCATGCTTTTGTGTCTCGTTCATTTCCGCCATGCTTCTCTCCTAAACGTCGGTGTAATATCAATTTTATTTTCGGTCTTCTGAAATCCGTAATGAGGGACCGGAATATCAAAATAGTTTCCTTCTTTTTTATAACTATCAAGTCCGCCGCACATATATTGCAAACCGTCATGCGGATGCGAGTGCGCGTCCTTGATCGGCCGAAGCTTATCCGGCTCTTTATCCGACACTGAATCGGGATACCTAAAGCCGCCCTTAAATCCGGCGACGAGAGTCGGGCAATCTGGCTCGTATATTTGGATTTTTCCTTCGCCCTTAACGAGTCCGACGAGATATTTATTTACCGACTCCACGCGCTTCATCCATGCCATAGGGCCTGGACGCACTTGCGTAAACCCAATGGCTCGCATGGCCGAGAGATAAGTCTCTTCGGTTACGGCGTTACGAGTGAAAGCAGCGGGGTCGAAGAAAGATATAGTTTGTTTTTCTAGGTCAGTAATTTGCGGGTAGTGAAGCTTTATTTCACTCGCTACCATTGGACAGAACCTTTGCGCTCCCATGCCCATGCCGATTATCTCTCTAAATATAATTAGTATTTCACCTTGGATCTGTCCGATAATACAGGCCGGAGTTAGTCCCGAGCTATCCCAACCGAGGAAAAGAGGCAACCCAACATGTCATTTGGGCTTTACGGTTGTTACGTGAAT